GGACCCGGGCTACGACGCGATCGGCGGGGATGACCCCGTCAACTGCTTCGGGATCCCGTTCGACGGCCAGCTGCTTGAGCGGCGGAACTTCATCCCCGTCACCGTGCTCGCCCGGACCGAAGCGGTCCGGACCGCCGGCGGCTTCCAGCCCCACCCAGACGAGCACGGAGACCCGTGCGAGGACTGGGGACTGTGGCTGGCCATGCACCGTCTCGGTGCGAACTTCTACCACCTTCCACAGCGCACGTGGCGGTGGAACCTCGCCGGCGGATCCACGCGCGGCCGACCCGACAGGTGGTGACGGCGTGGCCGAACTGTGGACTCCCGGAGCGCCGGCCCTGCTGCGCCACCGCGGCCGAAAACGGACGGTGACCTTGCGGGACGGGAGCAAGGCGCTCGTCACCGTCGACGACTCCGGCACCGTCACCCAGATCGAGTCCGGCGACCGCCTCGACGCCATCGTCCGTCCCCGCACCGTGCGGATCCAGCTGAAAACCCGGGAGGGTTGATGGCGCTCGCCGATGACCTGCGCGCACAACTCGCAGTCGCCGACCTTGAAGAGACTCTCGTCCGGATCAAGGACGACGGCACGCCGGCCGAGCTCGCCGAGGCGAAAGAGGAACTGCGGTACGCCCGGTGGGTCCAGCGGGGCGGACCCACGGCAGAGATCGCGGCGTCCGAAGCGTACGAGCGTCTGGTCGAGGTCGATCCGGAGTTCGACACCGACCCGCTTCGGGGGCTTACGAACCGGCACGTCCGTGAGCTGCTCGCCCGTTGGCGCGCCGAACAGTCGGAGGTCGAGCAGTGAGCATCACCGCCTCCGGCCTGTACGGGCTGACCTTGGAGAAGTTCCTCAACGTCACCAGCCTCCCCGCGTCGGGGCTGGAGTCGGAGACCGCCGTCAAGGTCCTCATGGTCACCGACTCGGAGACCCCGGACTTCAACGCCGACAACTTCCGCGACGACGTCACTGCCAACGAGGTCTCCGGCACCGGGTACTCCGCCGGCGGCGTCGTCATCACCTCGACGGAGCTGACCGTCGCGGCGGGTGTGCTCACCTACGACGCCGGCGACGCGTCGTGGAGCTCGTCGACCATCAGCAACGCGATGGCGGGCGTCGGGTACTTCGTGCGTGGCGGAGCCGACACGGCCGACGAGCTGCTGTTCCTGAGCGATTTCGTCACCGCCGCGTCGACGTCCAACGGGACGTTCCTGATCCAGTGGAACGCATCGGGGATCTTCACTGTGGACTTCACCCCATGACCCAAAACTCGGGCAGAGCGGAATGAGGTGGGCATGGCCAAGACCGCGCACGGCGACCCGAACCCCCCGTCGGTGCAGTCCCCGTACGTCTGGGAGTCCCCGGACCATCAGGGCAACGTCATCAGGATCACGGTGCAGTTCGACAACGTCACGCGAGCGCTGACCGGCGCCGACGCCTACCGCGACGACGCGTGCGTTTACCGAAAGATCTACCTCGGCCGCGGCGACGACGGCTCACCGGACACCAGCCCGCATGTGGTGAACGTCGCCTCTGGTGCGCGACACCTGAACGCGCAGCAGGTCGGCAACGCACTCGGCTTCAGCACGATCGAGCAGTTCCTAGACGTGCAGATCACCGCCGGTCCCTGAGCCTCGCGGGTGGAGGTGAGCCCCGATGGCCTTCGGTGACGCCGACGCCAGTACTCCCGCAGTCGTCTCGGTCAACAGCAACTGGACCACGACCGGCGGCACCTCGGCCTCGTTCACCCCGCCCGCCGGGAGCCTCGTCCGGCTGGCCGTCTTCTCCGACACCAGCAGCGGCGCGAACCCCGGCGCCGAGACGGTCACCGACAGCCTCAACGGCGCAACCGGCTGGCTGAATCCGATCCGCCGATCTAAGCCCGACAGCGGGTCGCAGGCGGCTGCGGTCTCGCAGTGGGAGCGCTATTTTGCTGCCGCACCCGGCTCGCCGATCACGATCACCGTCGTCGGCGGCGTGACGGGTGCCGGTGCGGGCGGCTTCTCGACCAAGGTCGTCGCGGGCTGCACGGGCACCGCCGGGCATGTTGAGGGCAGCAACACCGCCGCCGTCGTGAGCATCGTCGAGACGACGGTGAACGCCGACTGCCGGGTGGAGGTCGCGGCCACCGACTGGAACGTCATGGCCAACATGACGGCCGGCACCGGCCAGACGGCCGTCCTCGCCTCGTCGGTCGGCTCGGGCCCTGACACCCGCATCTACGTCGGCATTCAGAACGCGGTTACGGCAACGCCGAGCACCGCTGTGACAATGTCGACGGCCAGTCCCTCCAGTGGCAACGCCAACAACTTCATCGCCTGGGAGCTAGTGCCCTCATCCGGCACCGGTGCGACCGCCACGCCGGCCGCTGCCGCCGCCGTCGCTGCCGTCCCTGCGCCCACCGTGTCCGCCGGATCTACGGCGGCCCCAGCCGCGACCGCATGCGTGGCGGCCCTCCCGCCTGCCGCCGTCGCTGCATCCTCGACCAAGGCGCCGGCCGCCATCGCGACGACAGCGGCACTGCCGGCCGCGACGATATCGGCTGGTTCCACCGCCACTCCCGCCGCGATCGCCGCCGCGGTTGCCGTGCCGGCGGCCGCGGTCTCCTCCGGATCCACCACGGCACCAGCCACCGTGTCAGCGGTGGTCGCCCTGCCGCAGGCCAGCATCTCGGCGAGTGCCACGGTCACGCCCGGCGTCGTCGCCGCGACGGTGACGCTGCCCGCGCCGACGATCGATACCGCGGGCAACGCGACCGTGACCCCGACGCCAATCGCCGCGGTCGTTCAGATCCACTCCGTGACCGTGTCCGCCGGTTCGCGGGTCACACCGGCAACGGTCGCCGCAACGGTCTCCGTGCTGCAGGTGCTCTTCGAGGCTGACGCTGCGAAGGCCACGTCAGTTGCCTCGGTGTCTGCCGACTACTCATCCACCGCTGCGGTCACAGCTCGCCGCGTCTCCACCTCCACCGTCACGGCCCGAGCCACATCGAGCGGAGGTGTGACGTGACGGACGCGAGCATCGAAAAAGTGTCATACCCGCCTGGAAGAATGGGCAACAGGTAAGGACCCCGGCGCCTGCTGGTACAGGCCCGGGGCGTGGCCGACTAGTTGGAGCCGACGTGCACGAGAGTACGCCCGGACCAGATCCGGATGAAGAGCGGAAGCGTAAGCAACGAGAAAGGTCGGCAAGGCACCGCGCCCGCCTTCGAGGCGAGGACGTCCCGCTCCTGCCCACCGGCCCGAAGCGCAAGGTCGACCCGACGCGGCCCAAGGTCTGTGGCGATTGCGGCGAGTCGAAGCCGCCGAGCGAGTTCTTTCTAGTGAGGGATAGCCGCCAGCCCGGCAGGCTGCACAGTTACTGCCGCGCTTGTTGCTCAGTACGCGGCAAGGCCGCGCGCGAACGCGATCCCAGCCGGGACGTAATCCGCCAGCGGCAGAAGTACTGGGCAGACCCTGAGGCCACTCGTCAGGCGGCGCGCGAGTATCGCCAAGCGAACATTGACCGTGCGCGCCAATGGGACAGGGCACGTCGTCCGGCCGTCCGTGCCGCGAAACTGCTGCGCAATTACGGCATCACGGTCGAGCAGTACGACAAGTTGGTCGACTTGCAGGGCGGCGTGTGCGCGATTTGCCGCCGCGAGGATGACCAAGGCCATCAACTTGCTGTTGACCATTGCCATAGCTCCGGCACGGTTCGCGGACTGCTGTGCCACAAATGCAACGTCGCGCTCGGTCTGTTTCGGGACGATCCTGCCGCGCTGGCGGCGGCCGCCGAGTACCTCCGCAATCCGCCAGCTCCTGGAGCTATATAAGACGCGAATTCGGGGGCTGCCTTGGCTACGGTGTTATTCAAATCAGCCTCCGAACTGGCCACTCTCTCCAACACTTTTAGCGTCGGGTCGACGCCGACGAACCCGACCAGCGTCGTGCTCACCGTCACCTCCCCGACCAACGTGGTCACCACGCCGACGCCGACGAACACCGGTGCCGGCGCCTACTCCGCGGACATCGTCTGCGACGAGGACGGCACCTGGCAGTACGCCTGGGTAGGCACCGGCGCTGCGGTCGATACCGCGATCGGCACGTGGGAGGTCCAGGAAACGGACCTCGGGAAGCTGTACTGCCCGATCGAGGCGCTCAAGTCCCGGCTGAACATCACCCACAGCAACAGCGACTTCGAGCTCCACGCCGCCTGCTTCGCCGCAAGCCGCTGGGTCGAGCAGCACTGCGACCGGATGTTCTGGCGGTCCCTGAGCCAGCCGCGGACGTTCGAACCCGACTGCGGCACCGTGCTCCTGCCGGCGTTCTGTGACCTCGTCTCGGTGTCCGCGGTGAAGACCGACACCGCCGGCGACGGAACGTTCACGACGACCCTGTCGGCGAGCGCATACCGGCTCCTGCCCGCAAACCCTGGCGCGGCCCCGGAGCAGTTGCCGTACGACGAGGTCCGTCTCACCACCGGCTACTTCCCGACCGGCGGCGTCGGCCGGCCCGACACGGTCCAGATCACCGGAATCTGGGGCTGGCCGAAGGTACCGTCCGCGATTCGGGGCGCGGCAGCGATCCTGGCCGCTGACGTCTACAAGTTGAAGGACGCTCCGTTCGGCGTTGCTGGCGAGGGCGAGTTCCTTCAGCAGGTCGGCGAGAACCGGCGCGCGCTGAAACTGCTGGAGCCGTACAAGCGGACCGCGGTGCTTGTCGCATGAGCGATCCGATCACCGACGCCATGCAGGCGCTCGCCGACGCGTTCTCCACGATCACCGGACTGAGCACATACGCGTTCCCGCCCGGCAACATCGAGGTGCCCGCGGTAGTCGTGTCCATGCCTGCCGGCGAGCTCGGCGACTTCTCGCCCGTCATGGACGCCGGCGTGATGGACCTGAACCTCATCGTCAACGTCTTCGTACAGTGGGGCGAAGACGAGTCGGCGTGGTCTCAACTGCTGCGGTACTGCTCACCGACCGGTACCTACTCGCTGTTCGCCGCGGTCAACGCAGACCCGACCCTCGGCGGCGTCGTCGACTCCGCCCTGATGGGCCAGCCGACGAACCTCGGGCCGTACACCTGGGGAAAGCTGCAGTACCTCGGCGCCGAGTTCCCCGTCGAGGTGTTCCTGTGAGATGGCTCGCCGTACACCCGGGCCCCGGCTACTCCGTCCACGACACATACGTCGGCTGGGTCGAAGCACTGAGGACACTCGGTGAGAAGGTCCTCGAGTTCAAACTCAACGACGCATTGTGTTTCTACGACAACGTCCTCCTTGAGGCTGGTCCCGGCACGTTCCGCAAGGCCCTCACCGGTACGCAGGCAACCGAGTTCGCCGTAGATCGGCTCTGCTGCACGCTCTGGAAGTACCGGCCTGACGTGCTGTTCATCGTCTCCGGCTTCTTCATCGACCACGACGTCCTCGACGCGGTCCGCCGCGACGGGACCAAGGTCGTGG